CGGTTGATCATCGTCACGAATACGCATACCACGAGTTTTAAATCCAGCAGGTAAGTTAGCTAATGTACCTGCATCAAGTAATTGTCTTAGTGATGCGGTGGCAGTCTTACTTAAACCACCAATCATGTGTATTAAACCAAAACCATAAAAGCCTAAACCTGGTAAAAATTTATAATGCACAAAAAATTCTTTGCGTTTTAACAGCGGGTCGTTTGGTTCGTAGTTTCTGTAAATAGATAATATTTCTCTTGAACCTTCGTCTAAGGTAACAATGTAAGGTATCTTAATATTCTTTTCATCACTTTTATTTTCCGGATCTTCTAAATCTAAATCAACGTGCATCTCTAAAACATTAAATTGGTAATCACCCTCAGCATCTCCAGAACGACTTTGACCACTTAATTCGTTGTATTTATCTTGTACTTCACTATCTTCCATGCGACTAGGTAAAATATCTACATCACGATAAAAACCTATTTGTTGTTTTTTTAATATATCATTTTCGCTCATACGAACTAAATGTGTAATACGCTCACAGTCTTTTAAATCTGTAGCATAATAAGGCACGACTAAATCTTCTGCTGGTACAAATTTAGATACTGCTCTTTGCATAACATCGTCGAAATAAACTTTTTTAAATGCAGATCCAGCAAGTGGTAAATAAAATAATAATTGATCAAACTCAGGAGTGTACTCTTCCATTTCCTCAGTTATCATATAATTCATAAATTCTTCGACACGTTGTGCTTGTGCTTCTTTTTCAGGAGTCAAGGCACCAACGACTTGTGAGCTTACTGGCCCGTCAGAAGGTAACAATTCTTTATATGCCTGTGCTTGAAATTGAGTAACAGATTCAGCCAACATTGGATGTGTTACTGAACTTGCCCCTTGGAAAGGACCATCTTCATTATTGTATTTAAAACCTAGTAAATCTAATCCAGAAGTGTATGATTTTTCCCAATCACCCCTTGATTCTTTATCTTTTTTATAATCAGCTAATAACTCATTTGCGATACCTGTAAGAACTCTTTCGTCCATGCCCTCAGCAAGGTTGACATAAAAATCTTGAGCTTCTTCTTGAACTGGCTCTTCAACAGCATCCTCGTCAGTAATTTCTACATCAACAGGTTCAACTGCATCTATTTCTTCTTGGGTTACTTCAATATTATCTTCGACTGCCATCTACATCACCTTAGTTTTTTTTGTTCTACCTAATTTACATTTAGCTTCAACATAAGCACCTTTTTTCGCTTTAATCTTTTGAAAAGGCATGGCTGAGGGAACTTTGCCAACATTTTTTAAAACATTAAATCTTTCATTAGTTTTTGATAAAAGTCTTTTAGTTGCTGCATTTCTATCTTTTGTTAATTTAATTAAATCAGGTGGTTTAATTTTACTTTTTTTTCTTTTCATTAAATCTTGAAAAATTTCTAGTTTTTCCAAGAAATCTGTATTCATAGGTTTTTTTGCTTTTGTATCCATATTTAGATTTTACCACGCAAATATATCGACCACCATACCACCCTTATGGTAGCCATACAATTTAAAGTTTTTGTCCTTCATGTTGGGTGTAACTTTAATAGCAAAAGCATCATAGTATAAAGCAGGATCGTCTGCGTCTACTTTGATATATTTTAAAGATCCACCTCTCATGTTGATATAATCTATTGCATCTTGTTCATTTTTAAAAGCTACTATGTGTTCTTTTAACTCACTCTCTGGTAATTTACCTTTACCCATATAGCTATTAAGTCTTGGAGCACCAGCACCTTCAGTTTCAAGATCTGAAATTATTTTAAATGGTTTTTTTGGATCTGATTTTGCTATTTTAATGGTTTTTGCTTCGGTGCCATATTTTTCAGCTAATTTTTTCATCGCTTTTGGTAACGCTGCCATTTTATTGTAATCATCTTTAGAAAAATCTCTAAAAGTGTCTTCACCAGTCGCAGGGTCTACTATTTTTGTTTTAGCTTTACCACCTTCAAAACCCGCTTTGCCTCGAGCTGTACCATAGAATTCATAATTGCCTATCAACGGGTCTCTTTTTAAGGCGTGAAGTCTCTCAACAGGATTGACTGCAACCCAAGTATCTTTCTTGTATTTTCTAGATGCTACCATGTTAATTAATTCTTTAATATTATGATTGGCCTGTTCTTGTCTATCAAAAAATGGTTGAAAGGTAATATTTTCATCACCTCGGTAATAATTACGAGGTTGACCCCGTCTATCAAACCTAGGCTCTGCCATTTTGTTGTAAAACTCTGCGACTTGATTGTTAGGTGCATTGGGATTTAATTCTTGAAACCTACCTTTGCCTCTTGTGGTTTTAATGTTTTTCTGTCCCATCAAAGATTCGTCAAATTTTTTAAGTTCCCTTTGAATTTTTATCATTTCAGTTTGTTCTATACCCATACGTTGATTATCAATCATTTCTCGTATTTTGTCATACTGAGCTGATAGATAATCTTTTTCAATATTTTTTGATGGCATTAAATTTACTGGGTTTACTCTTTTTTTATCTTTGTCTGCTTGTAACAACGCTCTGTTTGATTGTTGTATGTCGGCTTGAATTTCATCAATGGTAAAAACTTTTATATCTTCATTTGTTGTATTAGCTAGATCATCAGCACCTTTTGTTCTCATGCTATAACGCATATGATAAAGCTGTTCACCAGTTTCTTCATTAGCTGACATTTTAAGATCATCATAATGTTTACCTAACCCTCTACCTTCTATTAATTGATTAGGTTCAAAAAAACCATCTCTGTTTAAAAAATCTTTATCTCTAAAAAATACAGGTTGTTCAAAGTATTTTTCCGCGCCTCTCATGCGGTACACTCTGTGACTTGCATTTTGTGTACTTGCAAAATCTAAAGGGTAGGCATAGTTATCTGCTTTACCAGCTTTCAGTGCATCATCTATGCTGTTTTCTGCTGTTTGTCTTAATAAAGCCAAATTAGATTTATCGGTTTGACTTAGTAAATTTGTGTTGAATTGTTCTTCAAATTTTTCTACCGCTTGCATAAATTTTGCTGGGTGATAGTTTATATCTTTAGCTGTACCTGCATCAGTTTTTACTAATATATTAAAACCAGCGTTTTTAAAACTATTTGCACCTTGAGGATCGCCTTGTGCAAATTCAAGTAATTTTAATCTATCGTTGTTAAAGTTTTCAAAACCATCACCTTTTAATTGATAGTGTAAGTCTTGTGTAGCTCTTGTTGCATCAGTCGGATTGTCAAGATCAAGATCTTTTAACATGTCTTTCACATATGGACTTTGCATTTTTCTGCGAACTTGTGTTATTAAACTATCGTGAAAATCAACATATTTTTCCGCGTCTTGTAAAGGACCTTCCATGATATGACCGAACCTTCTTGAAATAGTTCTACCCGCAGGACTGTTTTCAATTAATCGACGTAATGTTTCTTTAGATACAGGAAATTGAGCTTTTACTGCATTGTGTAAAAATCCGCCCACTAATTTGTTATTGTTGTCAAAAATTGCAATATTAGCATCGGCTAATTCATCTGGACTTAATTTTATTTTTTGTCCAGAAAATTTGGTGCCTGTGTATTTAGCACCACCAAACTCACCTCGAAGTCCTGCCTTAATATCATTAACCCAAATATTTGGATCAATAGCTGTTTTAGATTTTTTACCCATACCGGATGGATGTAAAGCAACAAAGTCATAAAAAGACGAACCACCTGGAGGAGTATACTGATTCCAACGCTCTGCGTTTGGATTGTTCATTTGACCGCCATAGCTTAGTGGATTTTCATTTACTTCTGAAGCTATTCTTCGATTGAGCTCTTTGGCTTCTCTATTTGCTTGTGCAATTTTTGCTACAGCAGGGTCACTTTCAAAAGTTTTTGCAATTTGGTTTGGACTTAAAACGGCAAGATCAGTCGGTGTGTTTTGACTGATAAATTCGGCTTGCTTATCTATAACTTCGATATCTGTTTTAGGCGGTGGTGTATCTAGGGCACCGTTCTCTACTTTTTTGCCAATGCCTTGATAATATTTTTTACCTAATTGAAAGAGCTGTTTTCCTCTTTTAAGTGCAGGTACCGTACCCACAGCGACAGCACTTAGACCAGCAAGGATACCTAAATTTTTAAGGTCATCCTTTCTTTCTTGTTGTCTTTCTTGATACTTATCAACCATGTCGCAGCCTAGTAGTAGTTATAGGTTTTCTCTGGACGATCTTCATCATCTTTATAATCTGAGTATAACTCAACAAAGTTTCCCTGTCTGTATCGTAGTATGGCCTGACTCGTAGAATCAACATAGTCATCATTAGCGCCATGTGGAAACGCGGCACATTCGTCAATCACATCTTCTGCAAATTTTTCACCATACGGATACCACACGGCTCCACTTTCAAAGACGGGTGCACAACTGTTTACTCTCGTATGTTTATCATTACCTCTGGTAGGTGTGAATGGCACCACTGGAATACCCATGCGTCTAAACTCTTGGGTCAATGGTTCGCCGGACGCTTTTTGTTCGACAATGATCGTCTCCGGCTCCCAATACTTCTGTGCGTCGAGAGCCACGGCTTTGAGCTCCGGAAAGTCATACTTACCGCGAATCGCGTCTAGTAAAATAATATTCGGTGCACCACCTTCTTCAGGATAAAAAACACCCCAAGTGGTAATAGCAGAATAGTCAGCGGTTTCTTTTTTCGAAAACGCTGTATCATAACTTTGTATGACATGTTGTAGCATAGGTAAATGATCCTTGTCCCACGGTTGCCACCAGTCACGTTTGATAATCGCACCTTCTTCTGAAGTGGGTTCTTGCATATATTGCGCTGACCAGTTTCTAATCGGAATGGATGCTTTAATTTTTTCTAGCTCATCTAGCTCCCAATACTCAGGCCACACTGGGTTCCCTGAGTCGAGGATCGCGGGAAACGCAACTTGTTTCCATGTATCTGCTTTAGGTTCAGTTTGAGCCTTCAAGAGCCTTCCTGTTAAATCGTCCTCGGCCCATCGGGTCATGAGTCTTGCTCTGTGTGAGGATCATCGATAATCAGTAAGTCCGCACCACGACCCGTGATGGACGAACCAACACCCGCCGCATAGTATTCACCACCTTGATTGGTTTCCCATCTACCTTTGGCTTTAGAATCCTCACGCAGTTTTACATCACCAAAGATTTGTTTGTACTCTGGTGAGTCAATAATGTTACGCACTTTAGCTCCGAAACGTGCTGCTAGCTCCGTGTTATGCGACACTTGCATAATTTTTAATTTTGGATACTTACCAATAATCCAAGCAGGGTAGTAATTTC